GTAAAAATGGATTTGGTTTCAAACTTGTATTGATTTGGTCTGAATGGGGTATGGTAGAAACAGTAGATGCAACTAGGGGGTTGAAATATACACAAAAGTTCTTGAATAATTTGGATGTTATAGAAAAACCAACTATTGTTAAATCTAAAATTAAACCCTATACTAAAATTGTATTTAAACCTGATTATAAAAGGTTTGGTGTGGAAAAATTGGATGATGATATGAGATCCTTGCTAGTAAAACGTGTATATGATATTGCAGCTATAACAGATAATAAAGTAAAAGTTAAATATAATTCTGAACTGATTCCAATTAAAAATTTTCAACAATATATGGATCTTTATATTGGAACAAAAGAAGAAACCAATCGTGTTTATGAACAAGCAAATGATAGATGGGAATATGCTTGTTGTTTAGCACCAGATGATGAATTTACTCATGTATCATTTGTAAATGGTATTTGCACTAATAAGGGGGGTAAACATGTAGAATATATTTTAAATCAAATTATTAGAAAATTGGTAGCTTACATAAAAAAGAAAAAGAAGGTGGATGTAAAACCGAATACATTAAAGGAACAGTTGATGTTATTTGTAAATTGTTCGATAGAAAATCCAGCATTTGATAGTCAGACGAAAGATTTTATGAATACGCCTATTCCAAAGTTTGGATCTACTTGTGAAGTTAGTGATAAATTTATTGAAAAGATTGCAAATAAATCTGGTCTAGGTGTAATGGATATGGCATTAAATTTAACACAAGTAAAAGATAATAAAGATGCTAAAAAAACAGATGGTTCTAAGGTTAAATCAATTCGAGGAATTCCAAAATTGGTAGATGCAAATTTTGCTGGTACAGATAAATCAGAACAGTGTACTTTGATTTTGTGTGAGGGAGATTCAGCAAAAGCGGGTGTAATATCAGGTTTGTCAAAAGAAGATAGGAATATTTATGGTGTTTATCCTCTTAAGGGTAAACTATTAAATGTAAGGGATGAAACAGCAAAAAAAATATCCGAAAACAAAGAAATATGTGAGATTAAACAAATCATGGGATTAGAAAATGATAAAAAATACACAACAGATGAAATTAAAAGTAAACTTAGATATAGTAAAATTATGTTTATGACTGACCAGGATTTGGATGGTAGTCATATTAAAGGTCTTGGTATTAACATGTTTGAAAGTTTATGGGAATCTTTGGTTCAGACAGAAGGATTCATGGGATTTATGAATACACCTATTATTAAAGCAAAAAAAGGAAAAGAAGAATTGCTGTTTTATAATGATGGACAATATGAAAATTGGAAAGAACATACAGATACTAAAGGATGGAATATTAAATATTATAAAGGTTTAGGTACAAGTACATCATCAGAGTTTAAAGAATATTTTAATAATAAAAAAGTAGTAGGTTTTAAATGGAATGAAGAATACAGCAAGGATTGTATAGATAAGGTATTTAACAAAAAACGTGCAGATGATAGAAAGATGTGGTTGGGTAATTACAATAGAAAAGATTATTTAAACACCGATACCAATGTAGTTCCATATGAGGAATTTGTCAATAGAGAAATGAAACATTTCTCAAAATATGACAACGATCGTTCAATTCCAAATCTAGTAGATGGTATTAAGTTGAGTCAACGTAAAATTCTATATTCTGCATTTAAGAAAAACTTGAATAAAGAAATAAAGGTTGCACAATTTAGCGGATATGTTTCAGAAAATAGTGCTTATCATCATGGTGAGGCATCTTTAAATGGTGCTATAGTGGGTATGGCTCAAGATTATTTGGGTTCTAATAATATTAATCTGTTAATGCCTAATGGTCAATTTGGAACACGCCTAGCAGGTGGTAAAGATAGTGCATCCGAGAGGTATATATTTACGATGCTAAATCCATTGACCCGATTTATATTTCCACAGGAAGACGATGCTATTTTGGATTATCTAGATGATGATGGACAGTTGGTGGAACCAGTTTATTATGCACCAATTATTCCGATGTTATTGGTAAATGGTGCAAAGGGTATTGGTACAGGTTTTAGTACTGATATACCTTGTTATTCTCCTAAGGAAATAATAAGATATTTGAAAGGAAAGTTAAATCATGAAATTCATAATGAATTTTCGGATATGCTTTATTATGAGGGATTTAAAGGAACTATTACAAAGACGGAAGATAACAAATTTGTAATAAAAGGTTGCTGTGAAATAGCAGGAACAGATAAACTAAAAATTACAGAACTACCTATTGGAATATGGACAGATGATTATAAAAGTCATTTAGAAACACTAATAAAAGATAAAAAAGTAAAGGATTTTGAGGATAACAGCACAGAAAAAGATGTTAATATTACGATAACCTTTGTAAAAGGACAATTGGCAAAAAGTGATGAGAAGGTATTAAAGTTAACTACAACAAAATCAACAACAAATATGCATGCATTTGATGCTAATGAAAATCTTAAAAAGTATGATAATCCACAAGATATAATAGATGAATTTTATATTAAACGTTTGGAAATTTATCATAAACGTAAGGATAAACAGTTGGAGGACGGTTATTTGAAACTGGATAGGTTGAGTAACAAAGCAAGGTATATTAAGTGTTTGTTGAATGATGAAATAGATCTTCGTAAAAAGAAAAATACAGTTATTGTGGAAATGTTGGAAAAGATGAAGTTTAATAAGGTAGATGATAATTATAATTATTTGATAAAGATGCCTATGGACAGTGTATCGGAAGAAAATGTAGAAAAGATAATGAAAGAAAAAGATGAATTATCAGAATACTTAAAAGAATTGCAAAATACTACAGTAGAAAATATCTGGCTTAAAGAACTAACTAAATTAGAGGAAGAATATAATATTTATATTAAAAATAAGTCGTGCTGCATAAGCGAAAAGAAAATCATTAAAAAAAAGAAATAAATATATATATACAAGTATGGATTTTTTTTACTATATATGTTGTTGTTATGGTTATGGTTATACTAAACATTATCAAAAAGCAGAGTCTAATAAAAATAAGATAAGGTATTTAAAGAAAAAAATCTACATAATATAATATGAATCGTTTAGGTAATATAATGAGTATTAATTCAAAAGTTATTGCAGATAGTCGTTCTATTGCAAATGCGATATCTTTTCATAATTTTGCAAATAGAGGTGTATTTGGGGATGAAATAGTTAATGATGAGGTTAAAGAATTTAGACGTCAACAGATGGCGGATCGTGTTTTAAGAAACCATCAATATAAACCTTTATTTAATAATCAATTAGACTTTAAAATAGCATATATTGATTTCAAACAAAAACAAATGAGTGTTCGTGCAGAACGAAATAAAAATTTTGTGCCCTATTATAAAAGTATAGATTCGTATATAAATAATAAAAAAGTTTTTCAGGAAGATGATATGACAGCAGTATAATATATTATAAATATATTATGACATATATTTATAAATATATATATGATAAATGTTTATAAATATGATAAGGATTTACATGAACGTTTAGTATCATGTAAAAATAAGATATGTGTGGGACTTAACGTAGAGGTAAAGATGATAAAATTAATGGAAACATTAATAGGAGGGTATTTTTCATCAAAACGTTTAAGATTTCAATTAGAAAATTTATTTTCAGAAAATAACGGATGGGGTTGGCCAGATGGTGTAATAATTGCTAATAATATTTATAAGTTGATTACAAAAAATCGGATGTTTAAATATGGTATAATATCTATAATTGAATATCAAAAGTTGCGTAGAAAAAAGTTGGTAGGTATATTTAAGGTAGATGAATCAAAATCTAAAGAAAAAAGTATATTTAATATAATTTGTTTTTATATATGTTATTAAGCTAGATTGAGTAATTTATTGGTGCGAGTTTTAACACAAAAAAGTTTATGTAGCAAAATTCCTAATCCATACCATAAAAATATAGATAATTCAATAGATATACCCGACATATAAGAAAATAAAATAGCGCCTATAATAGTCATTAGGTTATCTATAATTGGTGAATCAAATAAGCGATATTTATGAACCCAAGTATTAGGTTTTCCAAACAAATCTTTATATTTACGAAATGGACAAAAAGTCATTTTTATAAATATAAAGATTTAAATATATTCAGAATTATTAAATTTAAGAGTATCACATATTTTATTATGGTTATATAATGTTCTGCCACTCTGAGCTAAGGAGCAAGGGGTACAAAATAATGTTACAAAAGCATCTTCACAATTAGAACCAGGTATATTGCGTCCTTTTCTTATAGTGTTTCTAACATGATAACCAATAGAAAGCATAAATAAATTAGCAGAATAGAAAATAATTGCACTCCATGTTTTTGAATATTCAAAGGTAAAATAACCAAGCATATTTAGAAATAAATATGCTAGAATAATGCTGGTGAAAGAGTTTTTAGAATTAATATAATTATACATTAATGCAATGTATATATTTGGTGTAAGTATTGAACAGCACATACTAGGATACATATTATTAAAACAATCACATAATCCACCGGACCATTTATTAGTGGGTTCGTTAGTTTCATCTATTTTAATCATATATACTTGTTCTTGTTTTACTAAAGGTTCAACAGGTAATGAAGAGTTAATAGGAATATCGGTAATATTTTCCTTATCTGAATTCGTGGACATATATACAATAAACTAATATTAAAAAAACCGTTTAAATTCGTTTGTTTTATTTTTATAACCTGAATGTTTAGGTTTATCAATTGGTACAACAAGGGTGCTGGCGTCGGTTCTATATTTAATATATGCTTGAGCTTCAGTTAATATTTTAGGAACACAATGTGCAACAACCATGTTATTAATATGACTAATTTGTTGAGGTATATTATTATGTTGGTTTAAACTATTTTGCAGATAAAAAGCTCTCATTATTATTTTAAGGGTAGTGACATCTTGTTGAGCGATATTATATTGATTATTAGATTGTTTATAAACATTAGCCCTTATAGCATTTTGAATAATTTGCATATTTTCTTTTGAAAAAAATGCAGTCGATAATGTTGAACATTCAATATTTCCTCTTAAAGCTTCGTCGTAAGAACAACAATCATTAGTAGGAATCTTATCATTTAGGTATGATGGTTGAGTGATTGGTGTATCCATTATATTTATTCGTCCATTAGATTGAGTCATATATATATACTTGTAATTAAAAAAAATATATATATTAAAATATATAATGGATGATTATACAAAAAGTTTAATGAAAATAGGATTTTATATTACATTATTTACAGTATTGTTACTTTTAGGTATATTTTATATTTACAGAGCATTTGGAAACGTAAAGTGGCCACCAGAATCACAAAAATGCCCAGATCATTGGGTAGCAAAAGATGTTTCTGACTTTGCTGCTGTTGGTGAATCGTCTGGAACTACAGTATGTCATGATATATATCAATTAGCAGGGTCCTGCACCGGCGATGGGCAGATCACGTCGAGTGATACGGTTGCGAAAATGACAGGTTGTTATAGTGATAGTTACTATATGAATGTAGATGATGAGGAGCAAACAGGTATGTGGATGACTTTATGTGATAAAAAAGCATGGGCAGATGGTAATAAGCTATCATGGGATGGTATAACTAATAATTCATATGATTGTAGTTAATTAATTGAAGTAATATTATTAATATTATATAGTAAAATATTAATGATATGTTTATGTGATGATGTGATAAGATATATACATACATATGTATGTCCTAAATGGTTATATGGTATCAATAAAGATAATTATAGAAATTATGTAATAAAATATTTAACATTAAATGATACATTAGTT